ACTGGTCAGCAGGGACTGATACAGAAGAAACTTCCATAGGAGTCCATTGAGCTTTGTAGTAAGTCTCATCATTGTCTTGATATCGTTCCAGTTTATCAATGCGATACCCTACCGATATGTTCATCCGTATCCCATCTTTTACATCTTCAAATACTTCACGAGCTAAAGCAGATTTACCAAATCTAACTACAGCAGTTGTCCTTTTTGCTGTCTCATCTAATTTGAATTCTTCAATTACACCAATTTGTTTTTCCATATTATGGTCTAACAAAAGTGGGGCACGTCCCGAATTTATAAACTCCATGTTTATATCATCAGCCGAATGTCCTAGCACTTCCATGCCAAAACTACGTTCTACAGGTTCTTCACTAGAAACACCTACGCGAACTATTCTTTTTTCCTCATCAAGATAAGAGTGTTTAGATAAATCAATAGTTCTATATTTCATAGGCATATCAATTACTTTTCTTTCCTCATCTGATTCAGTCATAGATACTTCTTCAGTTGTCTCTAATTCTTCACCTTCATGTTCTACATCCTCATGCTTCTCAAACTCAACAATAACAGTATTGTCAGTCTCAGTAACATTAAGGATATGTCTATCTTCTTTATTCATAGATTTCTCCTCTTCATTTGTTAATAAAGGATGTTTTTCCAATTCATTAGAATTGAAATCGTTAAAATCCCTAATGGGATTAATTTTTGTTAAAGTGCTGAACTTATGTCCTACTTCAATATCAGTAGGCTCACCACTTCTATAAACTTGTATTAATGCAGCAGGGTCATCTTCAGTTCCAGTAATAGTTAATTCACTATTAGGAATATTGATTTTCCCATCTCTTTCTATCTTAATTATTTTTCCTCTAGCTCTTCCACCAGCACTATTCCAGCTTACAAAATCGCCTAGTTTAAGTGCATCAGGCATAGCTCTATCTTCTTCTTTTTTCATTTGTTCTACCAGTCTTTTTGACCAACTAAATCCAGCATCACCACCCCATAATGCCCATGCTATTCTTCCATTAGAGGGATAACCCTCTTCACCAACACTAAAACCTTCAGCTTGTTTATCTACCTCATGTCTTGAGAAGAAGCTATACATTCTTTTTACAGTATCATCAGATAGGTTTTCACCAGCCACTATTTGTCTTGCTCTTACAGCTCCAACTCTAGTGCCACCTCTACCATGTTCTTCACGCCAGTCTAAACCTCTTTGAGCTTCAGTTTTCATACCATCATTAGGCTTAGGCATCTTCTTCCTCATCTCCACCCTGTATCTTTGCTTCTACAGGTAGCTTTTGACCAAATGGTTGATAGGCTAGTTCAATATCATATTGTTTAGCTAGTTCTATTTCTTTTTGATGTTGTTCAAATAACTCTTCAGTATCTCTGCCATAAGATGCAGAAATATCAGAATAGGTAAGTGTTCCATTTTGCAAACCAATAACATTAGCCTGCATTTCTTTTAGTGGGTCAATCCAAGCAAAACTTCTTGGTATGTAATTAATTGATCTTGCGAATTTATCATATTTACCCATAGGTAAATTAATATATCCAGTTGAGATAGACATCTCTAACCATGATTGGAATACTGGATTTACAAAATGCTCAATTACAAACTGTTGATATATTTGATACATACTTCTATCTTCTAAAGCACCTTGTCTGATACTTGAATAATTTACTGAAGTTAAATCATTAGATAATGAGTGATAAGAAATGTTTAAACCTGATGCAATACTTCTTAATACGCTAGTTGTAAATGATTCAAAAGCAGATGTTGGGTGGGTTGGGTCAAAGCTCTTAAAATCCATACCTTGAGGTAATTGTTCAAATACTCCAGCTTGTGCGTTCATTGTTGGATTAAATGTATCTTCATAAGCACCATCACCAACATAACCATCACCATCAGGTGAGGTAAAGAAACCCATTTTAGATGCACCAACTCTAGCTGCAACTATTTCTGCTTCTAAATAACCATTTAACATTTTCACATTAGCCATTGCTGTAGCAACCAAAGAAACACCTCTAGTTTGTTCTGCCCTAGAAGGTAGGTAAGCATGGATAATCTCATCAGCAGGAACTCTAATGTGTTGAGCTTGAGCTAAATAATTTCTGTCATATGGATGGTCTTTATATAAATGATAAGCAACTGGTCTGTCATACTTATCTACTTCAACACCCATTTTAATTTTATTCCCAGTAGCTTTGTAAATGTCATTCTTGTTTTCGTCTAAATGATCAGCTTCTAAAAACTGTAATTCAAAACCAAAAGGTGAATTAGTGTTTTTTATTTTCCTGATTAGTACTTCACCATCTCTACATAAAGATTCAACAAATATTTTTTGGCAATCTAAGAATGATAATCTGCCATTAGTTGTGCAGTTACCAACTTGACCCCATTCTTTCCAAGCTCTTTCAATCAGCAGGTTAGCTCCAATATCTAAAGAACCATTATCGTTCCTAGATTTGGAGCTCACTCTTATGCCATGCTTACCGATAACATTAGATACCATCAGGTTAAGGTATCGTGCTATATAGCTATCGTTTCTTGCAAGTTCTCTAGCTCTATCTCTTAATATTCTTATGTTATCTTTTATTTCAGCATCAGCACTTGTTGAGCTTGTTACAAAATCTGCAAACAATCTACCAGTGTTAGCACCAGTATAGCTTCTTCTATATGCTTGTCTTTTTTTCTTCTTAGGCTCATTTACGCCTAATATCCTGTTATACCATGCCATTATGTGTAGCTCTTGGGTGTTGAGCCAGTAGCACTACCAAAATTAACCTTGATGGTATTGCCTGACCCTCTGTTGTTTTTAATTCTCTGTATTTTAACTTCTTTTAGATATTCAGCCTTGTATCTATCTCTAAAAGTCATTAATTCATCTATAGACATTCTTGATAATGATCTACCAGCTATAGACATAGATGATTGGTCAATATTTGCCCTGTTCTCAATTACAGCTTCTATGCTATCTAAAACAATCTTTGCATGACTTCTAACTGAAGCAGTTGTAGTTGCATAATTATCCTGAACTTCTACAAATCCTTCTTCTAGCTTAACTCTTGCAGAGTCAGAGCTTCTAGTCATATAAGAAACCCAGTTGTAATTGCCTTTTGTGTATGAAGCAGTGTTGTTTGCTTCAATGATATAGGTATCGTTTGATTCAGTTGCAGTTAATGTGAAATTAGAAGCTGTAGCACCATCAACTAAATTGAACTCATAGGATAATGAGTAAGATGCTATTGGATAATCTTCTGATAAATCGTCTCTTTTCCATGCCCAAAAGTCTCCCAACTGAAGCTCAGTAGGAACTTGGGATGGATAATTTGTTGAATCAAATTTGTTGCTCAAGCAAAAACCTCATAAATGTTTTAGATATATCTATATCTAACACTAAAGTGCAATAGGTTATTGTCAATATTAAAAACTAAATTTCTTTATTTCCAAGAAGTGGCGAAATTTCCTCTATTTATGCCTTTTTGTGGTCTATTTTGTGTTTTTTCTCTTGGTTTTGATTCTTGGGTAAGTATTTTGTTCTCAATAGAATCATAATTAGGATTTAAAATGTAGATAGCAGCAAAATTATATACTAATGTATCTAATGCTTCATTTCTTGGTCTAATTTGCTTCCAAGCAAGTGTTTTTCTTCCTCTAACAAACTTAGTGATTCTTTTCTCACTTGTAAGTTGCTTAAAGTACTCTTCATCTAAGTCTGAGCAAAAATGCAGTGTAGTTGTATCAGGTTCAGTAGATAATCTAGCAAATATAGCTTCTTTAGCACTATCAGAACCAACACCATATAGAACAGCTTTGTTTTTACCAACAAATGTAGGTCTATTTGCTATTGGCTTACCTGCTGTTGATAAACCTTTGATTGCAAAGATTCTTCTTGACTGTCTTGGTTTAGTAAACTGATAAACCATATTGGTATGATGTCCACCTGAGTCAATAGTGCAACATGATATAGGTATCAATCTCTCTGATTCAGTTTTAAATCTTTTCTTTAGGTAAGCATCTAAGTCTGACCAAACATTCTGAGCATTTGGGTCTCCCCAAAATATCTTGTAATCACAAACCCATGCTTCATAGTTCTTACCCCATCCAACTAATTGCAGTTCTAGTCTATCCTTCTGAGTATCAACACCAGCAGTAAGAACTAAAACATCTTCAGGAATGGTTGTGTAGTCATAGTTTAATCTTCTGCTTAGTAATGTCTCATGATCAACAGCATCACCTTGCTCTTCCCATGATTCTCCAAGAGCAGTATTAATCCAAGTCTTTAACATCTCAGGGTTCTTTTTAGCTTCAAGGAATGTTTTAGCCATATCTGCCCAAGTAGACCAAACTGAATAAAGCTCTGATATGTGAAAACCTGCTGTATCTGATTTAGGTGCAGAAGCTATCCATTCACCATGCTTTAACATCCATTGTTTTTTTGACTCATCTATAACTGAACCACAATGCTCACAAGCATAAGTAGCAGTCTCGGGTTTATCTTCTTCCCAAACTACATTCTTCCATTTTAATATTTGTGTTTCTTCACATTCAGGACAAGGCACATGGTAATAGCGTTTGTCTGATTCTTCAAAAGCAGTTTCTATTCTTGATAGTCCTTTTATTGTTGGGGTTGAGCATAGATATATCTTCTTATTCCAAAAGGTAGTTGTTCTTTTAGTTGCAAGTGATATTGGGTCTCCCTCTGCTCCTGCTGATGCTTCATATCTATCACACTCGTCAGCTAATACAATTCTAATAGGTCTTGATGCTAGTCCTGATGCAGAATTAGAACCAACTATGTTTAAGTTACCACCTGCAAACTTCTTAGATAAAACTGTATTACCACTATCTCTGCTTCTTGGGTCTTTAACACAATCCCTAATCTTCTCAGAGTCCCTAATCATCATAGCAAGTCTGTCTTTACTAAATGCTTGAGCCATTTGTAAGGTAGGTTGCATGATTAACATAGGAGCTGGGTCTTGATCTATGTAGTAACCAATAACATTTAGCAGTATTTCAGTAGCACCAACTTGAGAAGATTTCATAAATACTATTCTCTGAATATCAGGGTCATTGAATGTATTCATTATCTCCCTTTGGAAGGGTGCTCTGTCACTTTTCCACTGACCAGCTTCTGCTGAAGATTCAGGTGAAAGCCTTCTGTAGTTATCTGCCCAGTCGCTAATCTTCAGATTGGGTGGTGGAGTCCAAACCTGATTGGTTTCCTGTATCACCTTTTCTATATTTTTGAGGTATTCCATTTTGTGCTAACTCATTAAGTGCTTCATGCACTTGTTCCTTTAATATCAATTCTGCTTCTGCATACTTGTCTACTGTAATAACCTGATGTGCAATTCTTGATGGCAGTCCTAGTAATTTAGCTCTAGCATTAGATACATAATCAATCCAAGTATCTTCTACAAGTTGTGCTGGTATTAGACTACCTTCTAACTCTTCTACTTCTAACTCTGCTTTTCTAGCTTGAGCTGCTGTTAGTTTTGTTTTCTCTTCAGCAATATCACCAGTTCCACTGCGTTTGTTGTAGCCACCTAGTTTTCTAAGGTAGGAAATGTAAGCAACTCTGCAAACATCTACATTAAGTGGACTTCTCCCCATTTTTGAGGGCAGTACACCATCTCTAATCAATTCTGAGACTCTTTTGACTGATAAGTCCAAGTGGTCTGCAATCTCTCGTTGTGTAGCCATACAGTGCGTTAATTACCCTATTAGATTTTGGTTGTCGCTAGAAAAAAACTGTGGTCGCGAATAACCCACATAGGTTGTTGTAGAAGAACCTATCATTTGGCACTCTTGAGTGCTTTAGTGAATTCTTCAGCAAAGTTCTTATCAAACCTAGCCTTGCTATACTTCTCAGCTATCTTGTAGAAGGGAAACATAGCCTGATAGGTTACGCTGTTCTTAAATGCAACCATCAGCTTAGCTGACCTGTCCTTCTGTCTTTCCCACACACCATCAATACCTTTGATGTTACCAATGAATTGAGTTTGTTTTTTTATTAGACCACTCTTTCTGCCTGCGATATTACCAAACTTATTTAACTTGGCATTAGGTATGTAAGGTACACCAACCTTAGATGACTCACCTGACCTTACACCACCATGCACTAAGTATTGCATGAACTTGTTTGCCCATTCAGTAAAACCTAATGTGCCAGTAAGATTTGTTTTCCTTGCACTGATTCTATAAAAGGCTTTAGTTGTTCTTGCCATTGGTCTATCTAGTTTCTTAATCATTTGCTTCTGCATCTCTCTATCTAAACCTTTCATGCGATTACCCTTGCCTATGCCTAGTGTTTTGTTGATAGCCATAGCAGTAGCGAATGGCACTTGTTTCTTCTGCACTCCAGTAGTCCACTTGGTTACATCTTTAATATTGTCTTTAATTGATACTCTCATTTTCTTCTCCAGCATGATTGTGTTTCAAACTTAAGTCCAAGCTCTTTAGCTTTTCTTCTGATCGTTGATGGGTGCACATCATAAGACATAGCTATATCATGGCTAGACTTACCCTGCTCTATCTTTTCTTTTAGCTTTTGTTTATCTATCTTCATAGGTTCTCGTAATGTTCTTTTAATTTATTAATATACCAAATACTCTTCTCTAAGTCCTGAATGTTAGCATCTTTGTACTTATGCCTATGTAAATACTTGATAGCATTACCCTCAAGATATGCAGGGAAGTTGCTCCCTAATTGTTGTTTGATGTAGTCAATACATTCAATACCACCATTGTTGTAATGTGGTGGATGGTTTACTGGGTCACTCATTTACCTCTCCTGATTAGTTCATTCTTACATTTTTGTATGACCTTTTTCTTAGAGCTAGATGATTCAATATAATCATTTAGTTCCTGTACTGTCATACTCTTTAGATAGTAGTGTTCTGTTTTTGTCTTACCTGTTGCTCTATCTTTAACAACAGCACTAGGTCTTAGTTTTATCGCCATCTTTTTTATCCTTTTTCTTTTTGTTAAATATTAAATCCCAATTAGCATCAATCTTTTTCTTATCTTCTTTCCTACGCTTAGAGCCTTTACCACCATGCCACTTAGACATAATCAACCCTCTGAAAATTAACTGACTTGTCCAACCTTGATAGTATTTCTTTTGCTCTAATAAAATCATCAGGTAAACATCTCAATAGTTCCTCTACACTAAATATCATGATCTCTTTTTCATCCTTATGTATTTTTTCTAATACAGGCTTGTCAGCATCAGTATCACATACCAGTGCTGTCTTTTTATCAAAGGTAAAACACTTAGCGTTAGGTTGTATTTGTATATAACCACTTTCCTCACATTTGATATTTAACTGTTCAAAAGCTCTTAGCATCATCTCAGCCATTTTAAGTTGCTTTTGTTTATCTGCATCAATCATAGAATCTTTAAATAGTTGCTCTGCTCTACAAAATTTAATCTCAAACTTAACACCAACAATCTTAAAGATACGTTTACGATTACCCCACTTAACATAAGTCTCATTCTCATAACTTCTTAAATCTTTTAATTTATCCTTTAATGTTTCATCTAAATATATTTTCATAAACTTCCTTATCATTTAGAAGGGAAGTAAGGGAAGTATTACATACTTCCTTCCCTTCCTTCCTTCATAATTGTTGATATTTGACCAAAACTTCCTTCAAAACTTCCTACCAAACTTCCTTCAAACTTCCTTCTCATTAGAACTCATCCTCAAAGTTTGGCTGTCTATTTTTGAATTTAATGTGTTGCCAACCAAATTTATCATGCTTAAACACCTGTCCTTTTTCTTTTAAAGCATCTAAATGTTTACCAATATTATTGGCATTTATACTATCCCCAGCTTTGTTCTTTACAAATCCTTCTAAGTCACTAGGCGTTAAGAACTGATCTTGAGGATTCTGATTATCTTTAATATAAGCAACAGTCTCTAATGCAGTTAAGGTTCTATCTTGCATCATAGGTAGTTTATCTGTCCTCTTGGTCTTAAAATCAATTGTAGTCTCTTCTAAGAAGCCTGACGTTAGGTTCAAGCCTTCGCCAATAATCTCTACTTCTTTAAATACAAAAGACTTCTCAGACATTCCCTGACCATCTTTATTTAAAGTCTGCTCAAAGGTCACAAACATTTGCTCTTCTAAAGTATCGCCTATAGCTTTATCTTCTCTATCAACCTTAAATTCATAATCTAAAGAAGCACCCATAACACTAGAACCTCTACCTCTATCTGAGTTTCCATGACCAGTATGATGAACCAAACATACACAACACTTATAATGTGATATAAGTCCATCTAATTTGTTAATAAAGTTACCAACATCCTCTGCACTGTTCTCATTCCCTACAAAGTTTCTTTGGAACGTATCAATAACAATCATACCTATCTCACCAACCTGTTGTGTAAGAGCTTCTATCTCTTCTTCTAACATCTTAAAGTCATCAGCATCATTAACCCTGACAGCTCTGTCTGATAGGTATAAAGGTACGCCAGTAAGATCAAACATACCTTGTTGCCAAGCTGCTAACCTTCTTTTAACACCCCTTTGACCCTCACCACATACATACATAACTGGTTTAGAGAATGATTCATTACCATAAAAGCTCTCACCCTTAGCAATAGCAGCAGCCATAGCTATAGCAATAAATGACTTACCACTCTTAGGCTTACCAAAGATACACATTAATGATTCTTTTTCTACTACATCTCTTATTAACCAATCAGGATTATCTACCTGTTTTAATACTTCATCAGCTCTCGTAAAAGTAACCATACCTTTTGGCTTCTTCTCTACACAACTGTTTATATAATCTTCTAAATCTTTAGACTCCTTAAAATCCCCTCTTACAAATGCATCATACAAATCATCCTTCTCTTTAAACTCTGCTGGTGGTTGAGCTACCTTAACTTTACAACCATTCTTCCTGAGCATAGATGCGATTTCATTAGCACACTTTAATCCTGCTTCATCATTATCAGGAAACACCCAAACCTCTCTACCAAAGATAGGACTCCAATCTGCCTTCTCCCAGCTATTAACTCCACCATGCCAAGTACAACTATCTCCACTATAAAGAGCTTCACAACCTCTTAGAGCCTTCTCACCTTCATTAATAATGATAGGCTTGTCCTTAGCTTTGTCAGTGTAATAAATAGGTAATAAGCCTTCAGGTCGCTTCATAGACCATGAACCATCTTGGTTTAAGCTAAAAGGTGCGTATTTCTGCTTTATGTAATGTCCTTCAGGAAACCTGAGAACCATAAACTGATCAGAGTACTTGACCTTCACAATAGCGTTCTTGTAAAGGTCAATCATTTGTTCCCTAGAGAATGATCTAGCATTACTTTTCTGTTTAATAGTAGGGGTACTATCAACAGTGATTAAGGAGTCATTAGATTGTAATGCTAGATCGTAACCAAACTGTTTTAAAACTGTATTCACATCTTGATTCATGTGTTTAATTAAATCTATGATGCCACCACCAGTATCATTCTCAAAACTATACCAAGTGCCTGACTCTAAATTTAAAGTTAGTGACCCATGAGTCCCCCATCTAAATTCCTTAGATGAGGTACTACTAGGTTCTCCAAGAAGTTGCTTTGCAACATCAGGAGCTATTCTTTGCCAATCTACTGACTGCATCAGAATGGTATATCGTCATCAGATAATTCATTCTTGTCAACCATCTCTTGCACTTTTTCTGCAAGACCATCATTAGGACTTTTAAATGTGTCCTCTACTGGTGCTTCTTGGTCTATATACCATTGAGGTATTACAAATCCATCAGCTCTTGGTGCAAACTTAGCAAAGCTAAATGATAGCTCTGAAGAGTTACCCATACCAACCTGTATTGGTTTAGAGCCTTCATACTTTACAACTGGTAAGCTGTCTGAACTTGCATCCATTTGATTCCAAAAGCCACCTAGTATGCTGTTAAAGGCACTAGATTCAGCATAAGTAAACCTTTGCCATAGATAAGCATGTTGTGCTCCTTGTGGCATTACCCAAGCACTGAAGGCTCTTTTGTAATCATCTGCTGGTTTAGGATTAACTACACCAAATTTATCATCCCAAGCATATTCAAATCCATCAGCTTTAGTATATCTACCCCATCCTGATTTGAATGTTGCAGGGTCAAGCTGTAGATATTGAAAATCTACTGGTGTTTCACCATTAGCAAAGAACTGCTGATGGGAAGTTTTGAAAGCAAGATAAACTTGCTGACTCTCATTAGAACTACTCATTCCACCTAATATATCCATAATATATTTCTCCATTAATGTATTGTTTTATCAATACTGTTTAAGTAATCAGTTTCAAGTTGGGTATAACACCTTTCCTTAAAACTGTAATAATCCTCATCATTGACTATGCCAAATACGTCACAAGCAATGCTGATTCTTTCGTAGGCTTTCCTACAAAACTCTTCAAAATCCTCTTGAAGCAAATAGCTATTTAAATCCATTTGCTTTTTGTAAGATTTCATCTAAATTTTCACATATTTCTGACAGTGGGCAGAGGTAAGTACATTCCCAGTTTGGCG